CTGGAGGAAGCAGAGGACAATAAGTAATGAAGACAAGAAATATATTGATCATTACGGATGACGGTCAGTTTGAACTGGCCGTCAATCCTAAGCAACTGGTTATATCAGGAGATAATGGTGATAAGACCATGGAGTTATTGAATCTGGGTACAGTGATGGTTCCAGGGCATAGGAATCCTATGAAAGTTACGCTTCAGACATTTTTGCCAGCCTCTGATTCCCCTTTTTATAAAGGGACATCTCCTGAGAAAATTATATCCATGATTGATAAGGCAAAGGATGGACAGCGCCCGATCAGGATGATCGTATCTGGAACTGACATCAATCATAAATTTATTATCAATTCCACATCGAATACCTACACGGAGGGTCAGAGGGATGTGTCAGTAACATGGGGATTGACAGAGGATAGAATGTCATCTATAAAAGCAGTTGCATCAGAGTCTAAGATGACAGATACAGATACCGGTCTTAATAGCAGACCGGGGGAAAATGATACACCTAAGAATGTAACGGTAGTAAAAGGGGATACTTTGTGGGATATTGCAGTGAAATATTATGGCGATGGAAGCCAGTGGAAAAGGATAGCGGAAGCTAATGGGGTAACAGATCCAAAGAAACTGAAAATAGGGACTGTACTGGAGATACCAAAATGAGAATTGAAGCAAATGGAATAGATGTGAGCAATTTTATAGGGACAGTTACCTGGAGTGGTGATGTGACACAGATGGCAAGAAAACTGGCTTTCACATATCTATATACTAATTTGAGTACAGATATTGAGGCTGTTGAAATTAATATCGGCAACCGTATATTGGCATATGACGATAGCGGTTATCTGATCTTTGATGGGATTGTAATTACAGAAGAATTCGAAGAGACAGATATAAAGAAAAGCATCACTGCTGCAGATTATGCTTTTTACCTGAAAAATAAAGTGTATGGGGAATTTAAGGGAAAACCAGCACAGGTAGTAAGAAAAGTCCTATCTATGTTTGATATTCCTGCTGGTGAAATCTTGGAAGCAGCCGGAGATATTAACATATTGGCAGCAGGGGATAAGACCATATACCAGATCATTGAGGAAGCCTATGGTGCGGAAGCAGATGGCGTGTATATTAAAATGACAGGAACAACCCTGAATATTGAGAAGATAGGAACTATCTGCGTGGGAACATATACCGGTGATGATTTTGTGGCATCTGCAAAGTATAAAAGCTCCATAGAGAATATGGTCAATACTGTAGCCATTATTGACGGTAATTCAAGGCTGGTCAACAGGACCAGTAATGAGGATGACTTAATATATGGAGTGATCCAGGAAGTATACAAGCATGATGATGAAAAAAAGAATGCGATTGATGAAGCCAGGAAACTTATGAAGTCTGTTGAAAATTCTGGCAGCATTACAATTAATGGTGATTACAGTGTAACTGCAGGAACGTCAATTATCGTGGAAAAGGTAAATTCCAGAATACAGGGGCTTTTCAAAATAACTTCGGACAGCCATTCCATTACCAATGGACAGCACACGACAACAATTACACTTGATTTTACGAAGGTGATCTGATGAAAGGAAATCCATACAGCAGGATACTGAAAACAATGGAACGTCAGGGGGCAAAACAAAATCCCCTGGAGCTGACTACAGGGACCGTAGTTTCTACAGAGCCTTTATCTATAATGTTCAATGGTGTTACAGCTACCGATAGTGTTAGATGCACATTACCACATATGGATAAAAAAGTTATGGAAGAGATCAATAAAGAAGAAAATATTTCCAGTGGATTAAAGACCTATTTAACAGAGTTTAACAAGGCTTTCAACTTGGATGTTGGGGATAAAGTTATGGTACAGAAAGTGAATAATATTCTTTATGTATTGGGAAAGGCATGATGTAAAATGAGCGTTTTTCCATTTACTTCGCAGGGTACAGAAAATGTAAAAGAACTGGCATTGTACAGCGAGATGGCATATGACTTTGAAAATAACTGTCTGCTCCGAAGAGCAGGAAAGACATACAAAGTTTATAAGGATGAAGCAATCAAGATTTGGGTATATAAGGCTTTGAAAACGAAACGATTCGTTTATACAGCATATACCCACGCTTATGGTAATGAAATTGATAATATAATTGGAAAACTTACTGACCGTGGGATTTTTGAAAGTGAAGCCAAGAGATATATTACAGAATGCCTGATAGTAAATCCTTATATTCAGGAGGTAAGCAATTTTAAATTTGAACATGGCGAAAAGACAACAGTTACTTTTGATGTAACAACGATATATGGCAGATTTACGTGGGAAAGTGAGGTCTACAATGAGTAGTGATAATTCTTTTTCAGAGATATTAAAACGTCTAAAAAATAATATAAGTGATGAGACCTTGGCTTTGGAAGGAACATGGACCGCTGATCTGTTGCAGGCAGTAGCAAATGAAATGGCACGGACCTATAGCATGGATATTGAGCCTGCATATAAAAAAGCGTTTGTGACGACAGCATCTGGTAATGACCTTGATAGATGCTGTGCTGATTATGGAGTAGAAAGAACAAAAGCTACTTATGCAGAGGGTAATGTAAAGCTTATTGGGACACCAGGAACTTATCAAAATCTGAAAGTAGCAGCTGACAATATTATTTTTACTTTACCAGATGAAGTTGTAATTCCTGAAAATGGTGAAGTAACAGTAAGATGTGTATGTACTGAGCCTGGAACAGTTGGGAATGTCCAGGCAGAGTCTATTGACACAGTAATTCCAACTAATTATCAGATCTCTAAGGTAATCAATGAAACGCCAACATCCGAGGGATATGAGGCTGAGACTGATGATTCATTGAGAGAAAGAACATTAGAGTATATTAATGAGCCGCCAACAAGCGGCAATATAGCCAATTATAAGCAATGGTCATTAGAAGTAAGTGGAGTGGAAGCTGCACAGATTTACGATTTGGCAAGAGGAAACGGAACTGTTGACGTGGTAATAATTGCGGATGGAAGTACAGTGGCAACCCAACAACTCTTAAATAAGGTTGCTGACTACATAGAAGACAAGAGACCGATTGGAGCTGATGTAAAGGTAAGCGCAGCAACAGCTCTTGAAATAACAATTACAGCTTCTGTAAAGGCTAAAAGTGGTTACTCAGGAGATTTCATATCCAGTACATTATATACATTACTGAATGATTATCTGGCAAAGCTGAGTGGAAATAATCCATTGATATCCTATATTAAAATGGCTGATATCATATTTTCCTGTGAGGGTGTGGAAGATGTTACTGATTATACTTTGAATGGTGGAAAAATAAGCATAACTGTAGAGAACAGGTATTTCCCGAAAGCAGTGATGCCGGTGATAACAGTAGAGGAGTGACGATATGCTGAAGGACAGCTTACCAAAGTTCGTGTCAGAGATGAAGGAGCTTGCGGATCTTCTTAATACAAGTCAGATTGAGATAGATAGGATGATAAGTAATATAGAGGATATGGTATCTCAATTTTATGTTGCGTCAGCAACGTATTCCCTGGATGACTGGGAAAAGGAATTTGGCATAGAAAAGAACAGTATGCTTACAGATGTACAACGTCGTGCACAGATTCTGGCTAAGCTTAATACCAGGACTCCGGCATCCATAAAAATGCTTGAAAATCTGGTAAAGCAGACATTGAATGCGGATTTTGTACAGATAGTTGAAATTCCTACAGAGTACCGATTTATTGTTTATGTACAATCCAAGTACCTGGTCGAAAATATGAATATTGCTGATGATGCAATTAAGAAAGCAAGACCAGCACACCTTGGATATGAATTTATTAATAGCCTTATACGGCAAAATAATAAACGATTGTACGTTGCAGTAGTTGGCAGGACTGTGAAAACAATAGAAGGAGAGGTAACATGGAATACATTCTGACTGAAAATGGTGCGGACTTATTGACCAAGCTTACGACCAATAAGAACAGCTTACATTTATCCCAGGCTAAAACAGGATCTGGATATAGTAACAATCCTGAATATCTTACAGATGTGGTTGACGAGAAGAACAGCGTGCAAATAGCTGATGCGACCGTGGAAGGTTCTACAGCTGTATTAACAGTGCTGATAAACAACGAAGGATTAGCGGAAGAGTACAAAATAAAACAGTTAGGCATATTTGCCATCGACGATGAGACCGGCAATGAATTGCTCTTTATTATTGGACAGGATTTGTCTGGTGATAAAATACCGAAGGAAAGCGATGGACGTGTAGAATACAGATATGTAGTCAGATTGAAAGTATCAAGCACCACCAATGTTGTTGTTGATGTGAATGATACAGACTTTGTGCTTAAAAAGACTTTTAATGCAGCCATAACTGATATTAATAAGAAGTTCTCTGAAATTTCTCCTATTATTTCAGATGCTGGAAATCTGGAAGAATTCATTGCATCGGGCGTAGCTGTCAGCAAAGGGCAGCATGTTATTGTTGCAGGTACAGAATACACCCTGATAAAGGATGGTTACACAGACCCATCCAGTTACAGTTCTGGACATATTTTGAGTGATGAATTCAAAACAGTTATTGATGGAGCAAATGCAAATGGAAAAACAGCAGCATCCCAAAATGCTGTAGCCAATGCATATAATATGTTAAATGATGAAATAAAGTTTAAGGTATCCAGTACTGTGATCACAGACGATGACAGTACAATTACCAGAACCTATTCTGATGGAAGCAAGTCCATAATAGAGATAAGTTCTGCTGATGGAGTGGATACTGTGACAGAAAAGCAATATGATTCATCTGGCATTCTTAAAATCACTTATACGACCAAGATAACAAATGAAAACACAATTACAGAAACGGAGGTACACTAAAATGAAATCTCTATGGGATTCGGTCTTATGGTTAAGACGCAAGAACAAACAGGATAAGGAAGAAATCCTGACTGCTGTAAATGCTGTGCAGAACCTATTTAAGACATCTGGTGAGGCCACTGCATCTGCATCTGATATCGTAGCCCCAAAGACGGCTTATAATGGAACGACTCTTATAACAGGAACTATAGCAGACAAGACAGGGACATCTGAATATGCTGCAACGGCTAGTATAGACAATACAAATAAGAAGATAAAAATGCAGGTGCCTGCGGATGGAAAGTACGGCACGAAGAACTATTTATACCAGTCGTTTTCTAATATCGCCAGCCTGATCGGGCTGACAGCATCAAAGTTGGTAAAAAATAATACGGTGCTTGGAATAACCGGAAACAGCAGTAACATGGACACTTCCGGTTGTGATGCGGCAGTAGCACAGATTTTAAGTGGGAAAAAGGCTGGAGTAAAGGGAAACGTAGTAACAGGTACTATGGTAAACAGAGCCGGAACTACAGTACAGGCAGCAGCTGTAACACAGGACGATGACAATACATATTTTGCTGTTCCAGAGGCTGCTTACTATGATAAAAATAGTAAAATCGCTACTGCAAATAGTAATTTAAAGTCATTAAAAATAGTGCAATTTGAAACAGGTGGTAATGGAGATTATAAAACAGCTAATATAATTTTTGATGTTTCTGATTTTTCAAAGCTACATATTGGTGCTATTAGTGGTATTGGTTCTGGAAATTTTGCTGTTTATGGTGGAAGTGGTATCAATATCGTAAATGGCACAACTCAAAGTACACTTACAAATTCAGCTACCTTAGAAACTATAAGTGATGGTGGTGGTACTGAAAAAGAATATGATATATCCGAATATTCTTATGTAAGACTGTATATTAAAGGTACACCAAGCGGATATAGCTACATAAAATATATGAATGATATTTCATTTTCTTAACATGTTAATAATGTCAATTTTCTAAATATCTATACAACACCAATAACTACACCAGAACCATAATAATGATATTTATATTATTATAAATTAATTCCATATATATTAACAATGTTTTTGTTGTGACCATTCATAGTGATAGTTACAGAACCAGTATAATTAGTAGTAACTAAATATACAGACATACCACAATATGAACTAAGCTGAGAACATATTCTATCTACTGAACCAATTGATGTTGTACATCCCCAATCTAAAGGATTATCATTGCTTGCATAAAAAATATCGCAACACAAATATTGCTTATACCCGGAAACATTTAATGTTCTTTGTCCATTACCTGACTGGGTTGCGACAAAAGTAAAACTGATATTCTTACTTAAATTACTATCATCAAAATAGTAAGTACCTAAACAGAATTTTCATATGTAACTATTAACAAGACCTAACAGGTCTTATTTTATTTAAAGAAAGGACAGATAAAAATGAAGTATCAAGTCATTATTATCCTGGATTCATCCAGGAACAGAAGCTATTATCAGGGCTACATAATTTCTGATGATGAAACACAGGGAAACATTACCTGTGAGGAATTACCTCCGTATGCAGATGTGAACAAAGCACGTTCTTGTTATTGGGATTCAGAAGAAAAAAAGTGGATTTATGATGCTGAAAAAGAAGCTGAAATACAAGAACAAATTGCTGCAGCAGAGGCAGAAGCTGAAAAAACTAAGGCAGAGGCAGAAGCTACACCGTCTAATATGGATTTGGCAGATGCTGTCATAGAGCTTGGAAACAATGTAAGTGATATGATGGATGCACTTACAGAGTTGGCACAAACAGTAAATGATTTGAGGGGAGGTGAATAGGATGGCAAAAATTTATATAAAAAGAATCAATGCAGGACTGATGAAACTCGATGAAGTCCCTAGCTTATGGAGAAAACAAGTTGAAAAGCTGTTGAAGGAGGAAGAACAATAATGGATGACATGACACTCACTATATTAAAACTTGTAATCACAACTATTTTAATCGTATTTTCAAGGTATATTATCCCTTATCTAAAAATTAAGATGGAAGATACGAAGATAGCTTACGTGGCAGGAATTGCCAATGATGCGGTTAGAGCTGCAGAACAGACAATTAAATTAGATGGAGCAGAGAAAAAAGCACTTGTTACCAAGATGCTTCATAATATTCTCATTCAAAAGAATATAAGTATTTCTGATGAACAATTGGATAGTTTAATTGAATCTGCTGTTTTAGCTTTAAAACAATAATATGAAAGGCAAAAAATATGGCTAGTACAAAACAAGTTAGAAAGTTTATAAACATGATTGCTCCTATTGCTATTGCAGCATGCAATCTGAGGGAAAGAAAAGTCCTTCCTTCTGTTTGTATTGCGCAGGCAGCGTGTGAAAGTAACTGGGGAACATGTAGACGGATGAAAGATGCAAATGCTTTATTTGGTATTAAAGTTGGAAAAAATAAGGTGCATTTTGGTAGACATTGGAACGGTAAGGCATACAGTACAAAAACCAAAGAGTGTTATGATGGCAAGACATATATCAGCATAACTGATATGTTCCGATCCTATGATACCGTGGTTGATGCTGTAGGCGATTATTATGATATGCTTGGCAGTTGCTCCAGATATGAAAAGTGTATCGGCATGACAGATGCCAAGCAGTGTATAACAGCAATAAAAAACGGTGGCTATGCTACCAGTCCGACCTACATTAACACAATCATGAATATCATTAATAAATACAATCTGACACAGTATGATTTATGTATGAAGGACAAGCCTATTACAATTGATCACAATCCGTTTACTGAACCTACAGAGATTATTACAAAAGGTAGCAAAGGAGAAGGGGCTAAGTGGGTGCAGTGGTATTTATGGAAGTTTGGTTTACTTACCCAAAATGGACAGGCAGATGTTACACAAATTGATGGTATTATTGGAAGTAAGTCAGAGAATGCAATCAGTATAGCGCAGTTGCGATTGGGATTACCTGCAACTGGAATTGTTACAGAAGTGGATAGAGAAGTATTTAAAAAAGTATGTTAAACAAAAAGCTCCGGTATTTAAAAAGAATATCGGGGCTTTTTAACTATATTTAAAATTGTGTTTAAAAGATAATAATTTATATTTTAAAAGATATTTTGCATATGATTTACAAAAGAAAATACCTCTTAAAATGTAAATGTCATTCTTAGTGTGGAAAAATGTCATTTTTGCCGTCAGCATACATCTGGATGGTTACAAATGCACAATGAAATACAATTGTACATAATATTGGAAAGGGATTGCGTTAGTATGGAAGAGAGAAGAAAGAGCAAAAGAACAGAATTAAGATCGAAACTTTTGGTTAAGAGACTGGATAATGGTAAATTTGATGAAGTTAACGTGGAAGTGGACAATGTATCTAAGACAGGTATCGGCTTCTGCTGTGATGAATTGCTGGAGATTGGTGCTGTATATGAATCCTATCTGACAATCTGGACCAAGGAAGTCATCCATGCATTTATTGAAATCGTTCGTATTGAGAGGGAAGAGGATGGATTTCAGTATGGTGGATTATTCATTGGAATGCCGGAGATTGACCTGCAGAGAATTGGCGTTTACAATGTAGTATCCGAAGCAGACAAGTATAGAAAATAAGTTTTATAAGAATTTCATACATTATATTCAATAAAAAAAGGATTGTACACAATTTCTAAAATGTACAATCCTTTTTCCATTTAATTCTTCTCGTCTACAATTTTTGCGTTTGGATATATCCGTTCCATTCGCTGGTCAGTGAAATGGGTATCAAGGAATTCTGTAATTGCATTCGGATTGCTGAAAGCATCCGCATCGGTATGTCTGGCTGTGTATCTGGACAGTGCGGCAGCAGATATCAGCATGTTGAATATCATGAATACAATCATAATATTACAGAGCACAGGACCGACTTTTACAGGAATCTTCTCAATCAGGGCTGAGAGCCTGGGATAGATTAATTTCAACCATACCACAGCGGCGATTCCCCAGAAGAAGCAGTAGAGCAGGTTGATTCTGCCACCCAAGTTAAAGGCGAAGCCGCTGTAATCCCAGAATACAGTGCCAAAGACCAGTTCTGTGAACACACTGCACAGATATTCATAGGCACCACCAAGAAGTGTACCTGCTATGAATATATTACCGTCTGATTTATCTTTTTGCCTGTACAGCACTGCTGTCAGCAGCATACAGCCCAGCCCCCATACGATACTGAATGGACCATAGACGACGCTGCTTCGACTCATCAGCACACCGGAAGTGATATAGCAGAAGATGGTTTCTGTTATATCCCCCAGAAAAGCACCGATGAAAAACAGTGAGACTAATTTATAGAAGCTGCATCCTTCTGCAAAGACAGTGGGAGCTGCTTTTTTTGTTGTTGCCTGTGCAGGCTGATTCAACCCGCTGAAAGCCTTCTGCATACGGGATTGGATTCTGATGGTAATGGCATTTTCCAGAAGGAAGGATGCCTTTTGCACCTGTGTATTGATATCCTGAATCCGTTTCTGCTTAACGTGAAGTCCGGCTATCGCAAGAGAGGAGCCAAGTACATCACAACCAAGCAACACACCCAGAACAATTAACAGGACAAATCCTACCATATGTGGAATAAATGACACAACTGTCAGTAATAGGTGATTGCCTAGATACATGGCAAAAGTACCGAAGATACCCCAGACGAAAGCATATCTCAGGCAGACATATCCATTCAGATGAAAACGGTGATTGGAGTAGTCCCACCAGCGTTTATGGAATATTTTCTCTAAGGCAGCACCTGTAAAGTATTCGATACCGGAAGCTAGGATCATACTTCCAAGAAACAGGAATACAGGGGAAGTGGTCAGCTCCGGCAGGAAGATGGCAAATGCCACGGCACCAGCTCCGTAAATTGGGCACAAAGGGCCGGTTACGAATCCACGGTTGATGAATTTCTTGCGTGCAATAGCGGCAAGTGCGACTTCTGCGCACCACCCCAGAAAAGAGTACAGGAAGTAGAGCCAGAACAGTTCGTATAAAGTATATTGCATAATCGTTCTCCTTGAATGTTATTGCAGTTTAAGGAAGATCACGCACCGTTTCTGTCAATTGATTTTGTGAACACGTAATAGCTGTAAGGACTTCTAAGCAGCCACAGGTCATGGTAGTTCGGTGAATGCAGCTTAGGGAATGATGTTTAGTGTTTCTTAGAACAAAGATCAAATGCTTGCAAGCCAGGCGCAACTGTTTGAGCCCGTAGGGCGAGTTTTGCGCTCGGCTTGTACTCTAAGCATTTTAATCAGCAGACACTAATTATATACCAACATATACAAAATATCATTTTCTAATCTTTATTTCAGGATTTCTTAGACTTTA